GGCGTCCTGGTAGCGCACCCACATGTACTCCCACCCCTTCTTATTGATCCCGCCGATGTCGCCGACCTGCAGACCGCTGACGTTGGGGCTGCCGGCGAAGCGGAAGGTGATCTCCCAATCGTCGTCGGCGCTGGTGCCGCGGCGCGAGCCTGAGGCACCCAGGAACAAGCACTCGCCGGGCTGCAGGCCCCGGAACGCGCCGCTGTTGACCTTGCCGGTGAGGTAGAACAGCGTTCCCCGGTAGGACGGGGTGACGACGGAAGCGGGCAGGTAGTGCGTCTCGGAGAACTGGTAGACGGGGATGGTGATGTCCACGCCCTCGACGTTGTCGTGGGTCACGCCGATCGCGCCGCCGAAATCGGGCGCGTTGTTGGGATAGCGCCCGATGGTCTGGAGGCTCTGGGTGATGTGCTGAGTCCCGCCGCCGGTGTCGAAGGCGAAGGAGGATTCGCCGGGTTCGGACTGCTGGTTCTCGGCCTTGCCGTAGCGGACGACGCCTTCCCACATGTCCGGTCCCAACGGCTCGATCTGCAAGGTCTGGCGCACCAGGCCGCCGTACAACGTGGGTGTCGCGGCCGCCAAGGAACTCTTGGCGACGATGTCATCATCGGTGCCGGAGACGATGTATGCCCGCTCGACTTGAGAGGGCAATACTCCCACATCGGGGTCCTGCTCCGAAGTGGATTGGCGGCTCTCGAACTTTTCCAGCACGGTCACGGGCATCGGTCATGCACCTCCGGGGGGTCAATCGAATGTCGCTTCATCGGCGTCCTGCTTATTCAGGAGCTTCTTGGTGTTCTTGGCGGTCTCCTCGGTGGCCTTGGCGATGCGGTCGGCGACGGGACCGCCTGCCAGCCCGCGCGCCTCCATCGCATTGAAAGTGCCGGCCACGCCGATCGTCTTCTGCTTGGCTTGCTCAATGGTCGGCCCCAGCCCCTCGAGGTAGTCGCCGATGTCCGGCGGCGCTTTGAGGCGCTGCGGCCCCTCGGCATTCTTCATCTGCCGCTTCTTCCTGGCCTCCCCGATGGCGTCCTTCCACTCTTTCTTCGCGGCGTCGAGTTCTGCTTGGGCGGCGTCGATCTTCTTTTGCGCTTCGGCGTCGAGCTGGTTCTCTGCGTCAATGGACGCCTGGCCGATGCGGGCCAGGTTCTGCTCGTGTTCCTGCTGCAACTGCTTGAGTGCCTCGTCGCGCTCCCCGGCGATCTGCTGGACGTTCTGGTCCTTCTCCTTGTTGCGCTGGCCAATGCGCTGCTGTGCGTCTTCGTCCAGCCCCTTCTTCACCGCGTCGGTGTCGAGCGTGTCGTCCACCAGGCCCCACAGGTCCACGATCCGCTTGGCGACCCAGTTGACCGCGCCGTCCCAGACGTTCATCACCCCGGTGGACAGGCGCTCCCACACGTCCAGCACGCCGTAGTAGAGCTTGAGCATGACCTCGGCGACGGAGGCCACGCCGATCTCCCAGGCCGCCTGCACGCCGTACCACATGCCGTAGACGATCTTCATGGCCCCGGACTTGAGCCCCTCCCACAGGCGGGTGAGTTCCAGCACGCCTTTCTGCCAGAGGACCTTGAGCGACAGCCAGAGGATCTTGGCGGCCAGGGCGATGTCGCCGGCCATGAGGGCGTCAGAGATGCCTTGGAACGATTCGGAGGCGAAGTCGGAAAGGTCGGCGAAGCGGTCCCCCAGCCACGAAAGGGCCTGACCGCCCGCGCCGGACACATATATAAGGTATGCGCCCAGCGCCGCGATGGCGGCGACAGCCAGGCCGATGGGCGAGACCAGCCAGGCAATGATCGAGCCCAGCACGCCCACGGCCGTGCCTACGCCGGCGATGATGCCCGCCAGCGCGCCCATAACAGTTCCAATCGTCGTAATCGCGTAGCCCAGCGCCATCAGCGCCAGCCCGCCAGCGAGAATCCCGGCGGCTACCTTGAAGATGGTCACCACCAGGTCCTTGTTCTGCTTGATCCACGCCGTGGTGGTGACGACGGTGTTGATGATCCATTCGCAGACGCTCTTGAGCGTGGGGGCGAGCGCCGAGCCGATGATGAAGACCCCTTGCTTGAGCACCTTCCAGAGCGTGTCGAAGGTGTCGTTGAGCGCTTCGGCGGCCTTGGCGTCCTCGGTGGACATGGTCAGGCCCAGGTCGCGGGCCTGCTGCTGCAGCGCCTCGATCCCCTTGGCCCCGTCGGCCATCAGCGGCAGAAGCTGCGTGCCGGACTTGCCGAAGAGTTCCATCGCCAGCGCCGCCCGCAACGCCGGGCTCTTGATCTGCGACAGGCGGTCGGCGATGAGCTTGAACTGCTGGTCCGGGGAGAGACCGCGCAGGTCTTCCACCGTCAGCCCCAGCTTGGCCAGGGCGTCGGTGGCACTTTCCGACCCCTCGGCCGCCGCGACGATGGCCTTCTGCATCTTCCGCAGCGAACCTTCGAGGATTTCCAGATTCGCGCCGGAGAGGTCGGCGGCGTAGGCCAGTTCCGAAAGCGTCTCGACGGAGACGCCCGTGCGCGCCGACGCCTTAGCGATCCGGTCGCCCATCTCGCTGAAAGCTTTGGCGCTGCCGACCAGTGGCGCGGTGACGGCCGCGCCAATGGCCGTCATCTTCTGGCCCCAGCCGGTGATGGCGTCGCCGAAGGCCTTGAGCTTCTTGCTCGCCTTCTCCAGGCCGCGCACCAGCTTCGAGTCGCTCACGAACAACTCGACGTAGGCCGCCCCGGCCCGGATGCCGCGTGCGTTGGCCATGCGTCACCCGGCCTTTCCGGCGTCGGCGCTGGCCCGGCGCGAGAGAATCCAGTCCCGCACCCAGCTGAAGGGGTTCATCAGCGGCACAAGGCGGGTGATTTCCTTGCCCATCCGCCAAGTCAGCGACAGCGGATTGCCCATGCCCAGCACCACCGACGCAGCGCCCAGCACCAGCCACGAAATGCCGATGATCCACAGCGCCCGCTCGATCCACCGGCCCCAGCGGACGTACCAGCGCGATTCGAGTTTCGTGTAGTCGGCCTGCACGGCCATGACCTGCCCCTCCAGCGCCGTGATCTCTTTCGCTGTGGCATCCAGGGCCTGCTTGGTCTCGGCCGCGTCGGCGACCACTTCCTTGTGTTCATCCGTCGCGGCCGCCAGATGCACCTTGCCGGTGTCATCCGCGTGCGGGATGGCCTGCTCGACATGACGCTGGGCGGATTCGGTGTGGGCCACAACGCCGGCGACGCCGGAAACGGCATCGCTGACCGTGGCGCGGGCCGCGTCTGCGGGCTTGAACTGTCCGGTGCAGCCCACCCCCGGAACCACGGTCAGAATCGTGCTGATCACGATGAAGACTTCCTTGATGTGGCGGGCGGGCGTGGTCATGGTTTACATACTTGCGTTTCCGGGGTTGTCGATAAATACGGTCTTGAGCATTCCAATGTCGCCCTTGAGGGGCGGGGCCGCAGCACGCTTGGCGACCTGGATCGGGTGGAAGTCCGCGGGCTTGTAGGCACGGCTCTTCTTGGGGTCCCGATTCACGTTGGCGAGCATCGCCAGCACGGAGGCCGTGTGGTTCCAGCCGTCCTGCTGACGGGCCTCGGTCATTGCGACCAGCTCCCTCAGGGTGAAGCCGCCGGGGTCGAGGCCGAGGATTCCGGCGCACTGCCAGATGAGTTCTCCAGCTGCGCCAGCCGCGCCGCCATCTGCCTTTCCAGTTCGGGGGAGTCCAGCCGCGTCTCCACCGCCGCCAGCGCTGCCGTCTCGAGCTTCCACAGTTTGGCCAGCGCCTTGCTCAGTACCCGGCGCTTGGCCTGCGGGAAAAAATCGACCAGTTCCTCCAGCAGCGCCGTCGTCGCGCCGTCGATGGCGTCGCCGCCCATCGCCTTGCCGAAGTCCACGTCGCTGACGCTCTTGGCATCAGCCTCCGGCTTGCAGAGGCTGTAGATCACGTCGCACAGCAGAACGGGGTCGGAAATCAGCCGCTCCAGCAGCTTTCCTTCGACCACCTCCAGCAGGTTCATCTGGGCCAGGTCGCGGACGCGTCTGATCGCATCGACGTTGACCTGCACGGTCCAGACTCGTCCGGCGTTATCGGTGAATGTTTTCATGGCATCTCCTGTTAGCTCTTCCAGATGGGCGGGTTGGCCGAGTACGTCGGCTTGGCAGTCACCTTCACGCTGATCGCGTCCTCCAGCGGCTCGTCGCGGCTGAAATCCGTGATCATGCAGTCGGCCCACAGACCCTGACTTCCGGGCGTGGCGACTGGTCCGTCCATCGCCGCCAGGCCGATGAGCGTGTTGTCGAAGTAGGCGTTCTTGATGGCGGTGAACCCGGCGTCGGCCGTATCCCACACCATCTCGAACTCGATGCTGCCTTCCTTCAGCGTGCCCGCCGTGGCTTTCCACCCGTTGTTGGCACGCGTGGTCACGTCGGCCTCGCCTTTCTGCAGTGAGAGCGTGACGTTCTTGACGTTGGTCAGCTCCGTCCAGGTGGGCGAGCCGCCGATGCCGGCGACGCAGAAGTACAGCTTGGCGTCGAGGCCGAGTTTGACACTCATGGCTTCATCCTTTCACGCTGCCCGCCCACATCGGGGGCAGGCGGTCTTTGACTTTCTCCAGCGCCGGACCCATGAACGGGCGCTTGTCGTAATTCTCATTGCGGAAGCGACCGCCGAACTCGTGCGCAGCGCCCGCATCGGCAGCGACCTCGTAATCCGGCCCGATCACCACCGATTGCTTGCCGGGCGTGACGGCGTATTTGATGGCGTTGCGCAGCCGACCCTTTCTCGTGTGCGGCGGCGTCCCGGCCGCCGACTTCTTCGAGCTCTTCCTGATCGAGTGCCGAGCCTGGAGACGAATGGCCGCGCCGGCGTGGCCAAGATTGGTGATGTTGGCGCGTTTGGTCGCCGCCATCACCTTCTTGCCGTCGAATTTCGTCTTGGCCTTCGCCTTGACCATTGGCTCACCTCACCACGCGGAACGTGAACGTCAGGACACTGGTGAACACCTGCTTCTGTTCCAGGTGCTCGGGGGCGTACACCGGCACGTTCTCGGTCTTCGTCCACAGCGCCGTGGGCAGCGCCGTCAGTCGCCGCAGACGGAAGTAGTCGGCGATCTGCTCGACGAGCGTCATCAGCCCGTCGAGTTCGGCGCTATCTGTCGGGTTGACCTTCTTCTGCACCGCCACGTCGATGCTGACATCGTGCTGGTTGGCGATGCGCATCAGGCCCGTGATGGCGATCCCCTTGGGCACCACCGACACGCGCAGCGTCTTGAGCTCCGCCAGATCGAACTGCGGGCGGTAGTGCCGCGCCGCGGTGAACGTCTGAGCGAACGTGCCGGCGGCAGCGCCATTGAGGTCGGTGACGACGGCGTCGGCGATGGAGGTGATCAGGCTCATCGCGGCTCTCCATCAGCACTGGGTCCATCGGCAGCCGGGGGCGCAGGCGGGGTGCGCTCCGGCGGGCGGCGGGGCTTCTTGGGCTTGAGCTTCAGCCGGGCGATCTCCACCTCGATCTCTTCTTTCGTGCCGACGAGCATCTTGTTGCCTGGGTGCGTCCCGACCTTGCCACTTCCGGGGGCGGCCAGTTCGATCACTTGCTGGCCGTCATGGACCAGCACGTGCTTGTCCTCGTTGCCGTCGGAGAGTTTGACCTGCACGGTAATGGGTTGGATTTCCTGCATGCGAGCCTCAGTTTGTATAGACCGACCAGCCCCGGCTGATCAGGATGTTCTTCAGCGCGATGCCATCGGGATTCGAGGGCGGCGAGTTGTATGGTCCGTTCATCTGGAGGTAGCCACCCGTGTTGCCGTTGGCCACAAGGTCAGCGAGAACCTGATCCACCGCTGCTTGCGGCAATGCGCAGCCGTAGGCATAGAGGTAGTAGAAGTTTGTGCAGCCCAGCAGGTTGATCGACACCAACGACTGGCAGTAGTACACGTCAAGGTCGGACAGGTTGGTATTGCCATGCGCGTCAACCTCGATCAGGTTGTAGTTCTCACCCGCCCAGCAGCTATAGAGGTTCGGCAGTCGCCACAGTTCGAGCATCTCGAATGCGCAGTTGTAGACGCCCAGGTAGTTCAGAGTCCTCAGGTCGTTCCACGGCAACGTGGTCAGCGGCTGATAGTCGCAGTACAACTCGGTCAGGTTGGGCATGTTGATGCCGTCGATCCGCTCGACGAAGCCCCACCACGGCAGATTGAGCATGGGCCACTGCTCCATCGGCGGGTGCGTGATCAGGGATTCGGCTTTCCACGCGGGCATCAGCGCACCTCCACGAACAGGTCGGAGAAGCTCACGCCGGCGACGAGGTTCTTCGCCACAATGCGAGCACCGACGGGAACGCCGCCGGGGACCACGATCTCGCGCCAGTAGTTGGGCGGGACGAGGTACGGTTTCTCCTGCCCGGCGGCGTCGTTGATTGAGACCAGAGCGCCGCCGGAACCGACGCGGATGAACACGAGCTTGCCCTCGTGCGTGACGCTGCCGGAGGTCGCGGTGGAATAGGTGTCGGTGCCATAGGACCATGCGAGCAGGTCCGGCTTACCGCCGCCTTCGAGGGCCTTTCCGCCGATGTCCACCTGCATGATGCTCATGGCTATTGCTTCTCCAGCGTCTGGCGAATCCACCGCACATCGGCGGCGATCTCGCCGGTCTGCTTCTCCAGGACCCGAAGGCGGGCCTCGTGGTCGATCAGCGCCGACTTCTGCTCGCGCAAATCGTGGCGCACGTCCGCCCGCTCGGCCGAGGCCGCCCACACCGCTCCGATGACCGTCAGCGACCAGGTCACCAGCACAGCGATCTCCGGCACCCAACGGAGGAGGCGTTTGTTGGATCGGTCCGTCATGGCTGTAAGTCCTTGTCGATGGGCTTGGCCTGGATGTCCGTTAGCGCACCCGCACGGAGAGTGTTGGCACCCTTGGGGCGGGCCTGCTCTTCCAGAGCGTCGATCCGCTTCTCCAGTTCGACCATCCGGCCTGCGTTGTTCCGTGTGTCGACGACCGTCTCCGCAGCCGTGAAGCAGGCCAACGTAATGCCGATGCCGATGAAGCCGCAGAAGATCACGAACCCCACCGCTTCTACGGCGGTCCCGATCCAGGCGAAGCGGCTCTTGGTCACGTTGGTGCTCATGTCTGGTTCTCCTTGTCAACCTGTTTCGTGTGAATCCTCAACGTCATGCGGTACGGGTCGCTGTAGCGCCACACCGGCTCATCGCCCGGGGCCATCACCTCGTAGATGAAGATCACGCCGTTCTGCAGTTCGTGGATCTGGTCGCCGCGCCGCGGGTCGACCCGCCCAGCGCCGAAGTTCAGGTGCGCTGCGCGGATCAGGTAGTCCCGCGCCTCCACCCGAATCGCCGCTCCGTCGCCGTTGTCCACGGCAAAGAGCGTCTGCCCGATGGTCGCCGTCACCTCGACGGTGTCTGTGCCGCGCTGGTAGATGACCGTGCGGGACATGAACTTCTCCCGCTGGTCTTCCAGCCAGGCCGAGGATCGCTCGAGCAGGTCCGCCACGGCGTTGCCTCCCGGTTACTGCGCCAGCCGGACACGCACCGTGGCATCGGCGTCGGCAGCGGCCTTGGTGGTCTTGCCGAGGAGCTTGTTGCCGGCGGACGTGGCCGTGGCTTGCTGGGCCGCGACGTTCCAATACACGGTGACGCCCGCACCGATGGCGCTGCCGGCGGCGGTGGACTTGGGGAAGTCGAAGACGCCGGTCACTGCCAGGCTGCCCAGCGTGTTGGCGGGGATGGCGCGCTTGGAGACGCCGACCAGATCGTTCTGCACGACCACCGCCCCGGCGGCAACATCCGCGCCGGGGGTGTAGTCGATGCTGTCGCCTTCATGGATGTAATTCACGGGCATGTTGAGTTCTCCTTGAGACTCGAAGGTTTAAGTTCACTGATCCGAGAGCCGGTGCGGGGATTACGCCTCGCCCTTGTTCTTCACGCCGCCACGGGGGTCCTGCAGCGCGACGCCGAAGTCGTGGTAGCCGCGCATCTTGATGCCGAGGTTGTTGAAGTCCGCCTCGGACGAGTCGATGGTGGGCGACTCGTTGCCGTTGAGGAACGCGACCTCGATCACCGGCAGGTCGCTGGGGTCGGCCAGCAGATACCAGGCCTTCTGGCTGTTGCCGGTGTACTTGGCGTTGCCCAAATAGCGGCTGACCTCGACCCGGAACTTGCCTTGGTGCGGGTTGGCGATGGGGTACTTGGTGGCGCTGGTGGTGTCGCGGATTTCCACGCTCTTGTAGAGTTGGGTGCCGGTCGCCGACAGCGCCGTGGGCACCAGCATGATCGCCGGTAACACGCCGATGGGTTTGCCGTCGGAGTCCACCTGATCCGAGAACGTCTGCTCGGCGACGCTCAAGGCGTCGATGCCCAGCGCCGTGGCCGCGCCGGCGAGGTAGTTCTTGTTGCCGACGCTGAAATACGCGGCGTTGTTCAGGAAGATGGTCCAGAACACGTCGTTGATCTTCAGGCCGCTGCCGCGTCCGAGCTTGCGGGGCACAGTGGTGATCGCGCCCAGATCGTCGTTGATGATCGCTTGGCGGTTGATCGCCAGCATCAGGCCGTAGGTGTCGGCCTTGTTGGTGTAGGTCTCATTGCCCAGGGTGCCGTGCTTGAGCTCGCCATCCGGCGACACCTGCTCGTACTGGTCGGTGCCAATGAGGCGGTAGCTGGTGACGGTCTTGAAGTCGCCGACGCTGCGGATGGCGCAGATGTTCCGCCAGGTGCGTTCCACCGAGAAGAACCCCTCTAGGAGGAACTTGTTGGCGACATTGGAGAGGATGCCGCCAATGTCGATAGTGGAGAACCCGGCCTGAATCTGCTCGCGCGTCGGGAACGCCATGCGCATGATGTTGTGCGGGTCAGACCGGAAGGAGTGTCCGACGTAGCCGTTGGCCAGCGCGCCCTCGATCATCAGTTCCTGCAGGCTGATCCCGTGGCGGAACCGCTTGCTGGCCGCGTCCAGATGCTGGGCGTCGCAGTGCTGTTCCGGCTTGGCCAGGCCCGCCGAGAGCAGACACGCGGCATGGAGCACGTCGTGGCTCACCGGGCCGGGGCCGGAGAAGGCGAAGCCCATCGGTGCCCCCGCAATGGTGCCCTGCACACCGCCGGTGCCGCCGGGTTGGGGAACCCGCGGGCGGCTGGCGCGCAGGACTTCCAGTTCGGTCTTCGTGGCGTCCCAGCCCTCGGCGATGGCCTTGGCCTCGATGTCGGCGAAGTGTCGCCCGCCGGGAGCTGTCGGCGCGCAGAGTTTACGGATGGAGGTGATGCGGTTGGTCTCGACCAGGGCGTCGGCGCGCACCTGGTCCGCCGTCGGCTCGTGGGCGGCGGGCTCGCCGGGGGCCGGCGCGGACGCCTGGACGGGCGGGGCGCTCGGCGCGGCGGGGCTAGCGGTCTGCGGGTTGGCCTGGGTCTGGGTCGCGCTGGTCGAAGCATTGCCTTCCATGATGGAGGTCTCCTTTGCATGTGCGGGATTCTGGGCCGAGGACGCGGCCGCCACTTGGGCGGAAGTGTTCCCGTCGGCACCGAGGTCCACGAAACTGATTTCACCGAGCGTCGCCTTGCGGACGACGTTCACCGGGCCGTCGAAGGTGCGGCCGTTGACGATGACTGTCTGGTTCTCCTTGACGAACTCGAACTCCTCGACGCTGGCCCCGATGGAGGCCTGCCAGGGGAATCCGTTCTTGCTGGAGACGACGATCTCCTTGGCCGCCGCCGTGTCGCGCGAGATGACGCCCGTGGCGACCAGTTGCCCGGCTTCCACGCGGATCGCGTCGGTGTGGCCCACGCCCGTGCTGGCGTCGTGGCCGAAGCGGATGGGCCGGTTCTGGCTGGGGATCGCAAGGCCTGCCAGATCGACGACCACCGGGTAGCGCCAGCCGGCGATCCGCATCGGGCCGCCGGTGTAGGCGACCATGCGGAACTTCGGCAACGCCGGCGCGCCGCCCGTTTCGTTGCCGGGGGCGGCCTCGATTTGGAAACTGGCCGTGAGTGCCAGTGGCCCCGCCTCAGGCGGCGCGTTGGTTTTGAGCGGTTGGCTCATCGTCGTTCTCCGTGTTGGGGTCTGCCGGTGCGGCGGGCGTGGCCTGCGCGACCGCGAGTCCCAGTTCGTTCATCAGCGCCACTTCCTTGGCCCGCTGGCGAAGTTCGGCTTCCCAGTCGCGGCCTTGGCGGGCGTACTCGTAGGCGAGGGTGGTGGTGTGGCTGGTGAGGCGCGTCGCTTGGGCAGACGCCTCCTTCGCGGGATCGACATGCTCCATCCCGTCCCAGAACCACTGGTGGGTGAAAGTCGCGTCGCTGGTGCGCAGGGCTTGAGGGAGCAGCCCCTCGACCAATACCGCCTCCCGCAGCCAAGCGGTCAGGATGCGGTCGAGGATCGCGTTTTCGATGTGGGACTGCTCGACCCGGATGGCTTTGTAGTACGTTTGATGGTCGAGGCGGCCGGAGGAATAGTTGTAGCCGCTGCTGTTGCAGGCCGCGATGTTGAACGGCATATTCAGGCAGCGGGCGATTTCATTGAGAATCTCCCGCTTGAACATCTCGTAGGTGGTCGCGGGCTGCTCGGCTTTGACCTGCGACGGTTCCCAACCCTCAGGCGTGAAGACCGCCATATTGGGAACGAACTCCATCTCCGTCATGGGCTCGACCTCGGCCGCCTCGCCGCCGGCCGGGGCGTTCGTCTTCATCAGGATCGCGATGTTGGCCGCGCTTTCGGCGGCTGCAATCACCGCCAGCGTGTAGCGCCGCAGCTGTGCAAAGAGCGGCAGGGCCGGCGTGATGTCGGGGATTCCACGGCGCTGCCCCGGTCGGTCGGCACGGAAGTAGTGGATGACCGAACTGGCGGGCAGGCGGTCGAATGCGAACGGATCGCCTGCGGCCATCGCCGACTCGCCGGGGTGTCGGCGCAGAATGTGGTACTCGAGCGGATTGCCGAACGAATCGAAGATGATGCCGTCGACGTGCCCTCCGCTGGCTGGCACAACAGACGGCGAAGCCACCTGATCGGCCTCGATCAGCTTGAGATCGAGCGAGACGGGGGAGTTGAGCTTCGGATTGTTCGTCAGGAGCGCGAACGCCTCGCCCGCGTCAGCGCGGGCCATTCGCATCGTTCGCAGCTTCTCGGCCAGACCGACCGCATCAGCCCAGTCGGCGAAGAGGCTCTCGGCGATCCTGTTGGCCTCCTCATTGGCCGTGAGCATCTGCAATCGCGGGCCGGTGCCGATCGTGTCGTTGGCAAGGGTCAGCACGATCCCGCGGGCATAGGAGTTGTTGGCGACTTCGTAACGAGCCCGGTTGCGCAGCACCTGGCGAACCTGCGGGCTGACCGCCGCCGTCGGCGAGAGTCCGTCAGCCGACGCCCAGTGCCGGCGGTTGTCCGCCGTGGTCTGCGCGGCATCATAACGCCCGCGCACGACCAGGGGCGGCCGCTGCGCCTTCACCTGCTTCTGTTTGGACCAGGGCCAGAATCCCATGCGTTACACCGTTCCTGGGGGGACGATCTTCGCGCGGGTGAACGCCTTGGCCGGGTTCTTCCGCGCTTCCTTGGCCGCGAGGTACTTGTCCGCCGCGATCTGATCGGGCAGCGAATGCTGCTCCATCTCGGCACTGTCGCCCTTGGCCCGCTTGGGTCCCAGGGCGTTGTCCTTGATCGCGTCGTTCAGGTCTTCAGCCATCGCGTGCCTCTCCTTGACTACCTACCGGCGCGCGCGGCGAAGTGTCCTGCGACGGGATGTGTGTGACGGAGTGGGTTTCCAGATATGGAAAAGAAGTTCACCGATCCGGTGAAATCGGGCGTTCGCAGGTAGTCACCCGCTGCCCGCAGTTCCGGCAGCGGCGATAGCGGATGATCATGCGGCTGGCCTTGCGGGTGTTGTCGACGAAGAAATGTCGGCACCCGCACCGGCGACACTCCAGCCCGCGCGATTCGCCCTGCGCCTCCGGTGAGTCGGGGAGCGGTGGCCACACCTTGCGTTGGGGCACGGGTTCCATCAATCATTCCTCCGCAGGTCCACCTGCGTGTAGCGTTTCCGTTCGCGGGCTGGCCCCGTCTCGCCGGGGGACTTCACGCCGCACAGCGACGCCGCCGCGCAGCAGCCCACGAGGCAGTCGAACCAGTGGTTGTCCGGACGGATCGGGCGCGGCGACCATTCATGCACCACCCGCCCCAGGCCGGTGGTCTCGACCCAGGTTTCCGAGCGGGCGACATGCTCGGCGAAGAGTTCGTGCTCATGTCCGTCGCTGCCGAAGATGCTCAGGCACCCGCGATCCCCGGCGGCGGTGCCCAGGGCGGCGTGGGCGAAGGTCTTCCAGTAGTTCACGTCCACCAGGACGTGCGGGAACTCACCTGTCTTGCGCACGTTGGGGATGTACCAGAAGTGGCCATGCACCTCGCCGGGATGGCGAGAATACCCCGACAGGGGTTTGCGGCTGGCGCGAATACCCAGCCCCTTGGAAGCCATCAGCGCCGTTCCGCCGACTCTGCGCTTCACGTCGGCGATGATGCCGGGCTTGTAGCCCATGTCCACGAGGAGGCGGTCGATCTTCATCAGGCCATCGCCACGCTTCCACTCACGATTCAGGTATGTGGAGACGAGCTTTTCCAGGCCCGCGTGGATCGCGCCGTCGCTGCCGGTTCCCGGAAAGGCCCGTCCCAGCGTGTGCGACGCCGTGGCCAACGTGAATCCCGGCCGCTTCTGCTGCGGGAACGTGCCGTAGTCGATGACGTGGCCGGTGAAATCCTCCTGCCACGCGCAGACGCAGTAGAACAGCATCCGGTCGTGAACGTCGATGAACATCGTCAGCTTCGTGCAGGCCGCCGGCACCATGCCGCGCGCGTAGCCGTTGGTCTTGGCGCACACCTGTTCGGGCGTGAGGATCTGGTCGTTGATCTGCTCGAGCACCGGCTCGTTCTGGTACTCGCTGGCGAAGGCCTCGGGGCCGACCTTGAACTTGAGGTTCATGGCGTGCTGGATGGCCGACGCCTCGGTCTTGTGGTCGTAGCGCTCGGCCCAGGCGACGATCGCGCCCACGTCCATCTCCGACTGGTTGCGGCGGTAGAAGGCCGTCGCGGCGGCATGCCCCTGCGCCTCGCGGATGTGGCGGTATTCGGTCCAGAGTTTTTCATGGGTCGGGAACGCATACACGAGCTTCGTGCATTCGCTCTCCCACTCGGGGTTCTTCTCGCGGTCGAGCACCTGGTCGGCCAGGTCGCCGTCGTAAATCTTCGTGCAGGTCAGCACGGCCGCAATCTGCTCGCCGGGACCGGCCATGCCCAGCACGTCGCCGTTGAGCAATTCCATGCGGCGCTTGGTCTGCGTGGGTGACGCGGCGGACTGGCGGGTCTGCGGGTCGTCCAACAGCACCAGCGACGGCCGGATGATGGAACCGTCGGCGCGCGTGTGCTGCTGGCCGCGCATGTTCGCGTCGAGGCTGGTGGTCGTGATGATTGACCCGCACGACGGGCTGACCTCATACCCGTCATCGCGCAATGCCAGCGGCAGGTGATCGCCTTCGATGGTCGGGAAGACGAGCTTCTCCTGGCCCCAGTGAACGTGCGTCAAACGCCCTTCGATGTGCTGTTGAAGCTGTCGCTTCGAGCTGTTCTCCAGCGCCCGCAGGGGATGCACCGCCTCCGGGAAGTCCGCCAGCAGCAGCGGGTTCTCCAGGATGTGCTTCTTCACCGGGATCAGCAGTTCCTTCGCCCGGTCGTCGGCCGCACCGATCAGGCATACAAACGGACGGTAGCCGTACAGGATCGCCCACAGCGCCGAACAGCGCGCCAGCGTGGTCTTGCCACTGCCGCGCGGCATGGCGAACGCGAACAGCCCGCCCTCGCGCACAGCCTTCTCGATGCGACCGATCACACGCAGATGGTCGTCCGACCAGTTGCGATGGAACGCGGCGGGGAAGTAGGTGTCACAGAACGCCCGGAACGATTCGCCGCATTGCTTCCGGCGCGGGTAGTTGTCGATCTGCGGGATCGGGTGGATGTCCTGCGACGACTTGGTCGCGGCGCGGTTGCGCTCGGCCTGCCTCCGTCGCGCCTCGGCATAGTCGGCCTTGGGCGGGCGCGGACGTTCCACCTCGTCCATGAGCCATCGCACGTAACGCACCAGATGGATGTGCGTGCCGTCACCGAACTTGAGGCCCCCGGCGTCCATCTGCCGGCGCAGCCGCCCCCGCGTCAGCACCGCGCCCTGGGGCGTGGCGTTGATGATCTGGAGCAGTTCGCTCTGCGAGAGTTTGGCCGGGTCAATCGCCATCGCGTTCCTTGAGCCTCCGATTCAGCCATGCCCCGAAATGCACCAGGTTGATCGTGCCGTCTTTCCCCGTCGGCGCTCCGTCCGCCACATGGCGCTGGACCTTGTCTTCCGCCATCCCCAGCGCCCGCGCGAGCTGCGCCGTGGTCAGCGACGCCGGATTGGCGGCGGGCTGGACCGGGGTTTGCCTGTCGGGATCGGCCACAGTTTCACCATCCTAACATATTGAAAATAAGCGACTTATGATCGAATTGCGCTTGATGTCCCCGCGAACGCATGGCACTGTGTGCATGTTCAAACGCAAAGGAGAAACACGATGAAGAACGACGCCAGAACCAACGCCCGCGACGCCTATCAGACCCGCGCCAACGACATCGCCCGCCTGATCGATGTCCTTCAGATGGAACTCGACAAGCACGCCACGGCCGCGAAGGCGGACGCGAAGTGCTGGGGCAAGGTCGGCGACCTCGGAAAGGTCCGCAGCGACCTGATCGATCTGGTCGGCTTCATGAGCGGGATGGACCGCGAGGCCATCGAAGGCTTCCTCGCCGAGTAACGCCCCGGACCCCGAACCGAAAGGACGACGACCATGCGTACCACGCGAATCGAACTTGACGGAGATGCCGGGCACGTCGCCATCGCGCGCAAGGCCGGCGAGACAACCATCCGCATCGACAGCATCATCCGCGACCCCAAGCGCGGGCAGCAGGCATGGAAGACGTGGGAACTGCCCGCCCGGATCAGCGACGAGGACCTGTTCAAGGTCGCCATCGAGGTGCAATTCCGTTGCGACGGATGCACCGGCACCAACAGCATGATCCACGATTACTACCGCGAGATGCAGCGGTTTCAGGACTGAACGGAGGACGCCATGACCACGAAGCACGACCTCTTCACGCAGATCGCCCGCCGGCACCTGGGCATCGAGACGCTCGAGCAGCGCAACCGCGATAGCCTCGACTTTCACGATGTCGGAGTGATCGGGGTGCAGCGGGCGCTCGACGCCGCCTACCGCGCCGGGCAGGCCGAACTCCTTGCCGCCGCCGAGGCGCTGCTGGCCGCGAAGGACAACCAGATGGAGACAGCGGACGAGTGGCGACGCCTGCGGCGGGCCATACGCCACGCCAAGAAGCAGAACGCACTCCCGAAGCCCTGAAAAAGGGCTTCGGTGGTTTCTGGAGATCCCACCATGACCAAGAACACGATCAGCAGGTTGGGTATCGGAAAGCGGACGGGGCGGAACATCCCGCCGAACACCGTGGTGAGGCAGGCCTGCGACCGCTGCGGCCGGGTTCTCGGCCACTTCGCCTCCGCGCACGACGGCACGCCCGAAGGCATGGTCGCCGCAGCGAAGCGGGCATCCGACGAGATGTTCCTCGCCTTCGACGAGGTGTCGAACATCAACAGCGCGATCCTCGCCACAGACGAAACCGGTGCGCCGCGGTGGACCATCTCGCCCAACTTCCGGGTCATCGAAGAGGTCGGCCCGGTCAGATGAAACGCTATCGACGGGGCATGTCGCCCCACGGGACCCCGCCCCCAGAAGACGCGGGACACGGGCTTGGCCAGCCCCAACACGGCCAAAGGAGACACGGTTATGAAGAAGGACCAGATCAAGCTCGGCGGAACCTATCTCGCCAAGGTCACCGACAAGGTGGTGCCCGTCCGCCTCGACGCGGAGAACCGGCACGGCGGGTGGGACGCGACCAACCTCGTCACCAACAAGAAGGTCCGCATCAAGAGCGCCCAGCGCCTGCGCGGGCCGGCCCCGGACCGCGAGGCAAAACAGCGGGCCAAAGCCGTCGCCGAGGCGCAGGCGACGGACGTCGCCAACGCCGATGCGATCAACCCCGACGTGGTGCCGCTCTCCGAAGCGATGAAAACGACCAAGGCAGCCAAGGCGAAGAAGACGCCGGCGGAACCGAAGGAGAAGAAGACCAGCGGACTGGACGCCGCCTACGACGTGCTCAGGGCCAAAGGCGAGCCGATGACCTGCAAGGCCATCGTGGAGGAGATGCTCGCCAAGGGCATGTGGACGACCAACGGCAAGACGCCCGCCGCGACCATCTACAGCGCCATGCTCCGCGAGATCGACGCCAAGCCCGGCGAGAGCCGCTTCGCCAAGACCGCGCGGGGCCTCTTCACCGCCAACACCGGGAAGTGAGGTCACGCCATGCGCCGCAGCATCAGAGACCGCGACATCACCTTCCGCCACGAGGACGGGTGTCTCGTCCGCACGGTAGCGGGCGCGGACGGGCGCACCTACACCCACCGCTGCTCGCTGGATGTGTTCGAGAAGGTCGCCTGGGTTCTGGAGGAAACGCCCGCCGAAGGTAATGGCATCGCCATCGGCCAGATCGCCAGCACCGAACACCTCCCGCACACCCAGGTGGACGTCACGCTGGCGTTCCTCCACGAGCGCGGAATCATCGACCGCCGGCACCGGCGGAACTATCCGGCCAGCCCCAGCGTCCATCTCGACGCGATGGTCGAGTGGCACGCACTCCGCGAAGAACCCAGACCCGCCTGAAATCATCTCACCACCTCCGCTTCTCCCACCCCGGCCCCCGCAACAGCGGCCGGGGTTTCTCCGGTGTGAGCCGCAAGCCCACCCGGCCGATTCGCCTCGAACGCCGCCCGTGCGAACCCCATCGGCGTCTCACTGCGCAGGTTGCCGCGCTCCGGCGACGGCGGCATGCGATGGATGATGTTGCCGAGCACCGGCTCGACCCGGCGCTTGGGCGGCATGATGAACCCGCCGCCTGTCCACAGGCATGTTTTCTTCGTCCAAGGATCGCCGTAATCACAGGGGTCGAACGTGTGGTCGGGTCGACGGAAGTGGCTGGCGATCACGGACACGGGGTTCTCGACCATCCACGGCGCACCGGTCCACTGGCATCGCTGCACGCACGCGCCGAAGATGTCGATGGCCTCCGACAGCGCCCTCAGCCCCTTGCCCCGGAACCACCGTGCCCCGGAGACGGCCAGATGCGTGCAGGGCGGAAAGGCGAAGGCGATGACGTAGTCCCGCCTCGGCGGCAGCCAGTCGCGCACGTCCGCCCCGACGCGGACCAGCTGGCCGTCACGGTGCTCTCCCGGCTCATGACGCGTGTCCACTATCCAGCACTCATAGCCCGCCTCCAACCAGGGGCGGACCATGTTGCCGGTGTAGTCGCAGAGACTCAGCACGATCCGGTCCATCAGTTCACCTCCGCGGGCGTCGCTGCCGCGCCCCCCGGAATACCCGGAATGCGCTCGGCCTTCTTCCCGGTGAACTTCTCCCACCGCTGCACGATGACATCGCAGTAGAGCGTGTCGAGTTCCATCAGGAACGAGTGCCGTCCGGACTGTTCGGCGGCGATGAGCGTGCTGCCGCTGCCGCCGAAGAGATCGAGCACGTTCTCACCGGTCAGCGATGAGTACTGCATCGCGCGGACAGCCAGCTCGACCGGCTTCTCGGTCAGGTGGACCATCGACTGCGGGTTGACCTTCTTGACCTCCCACACGTCGGTCGCATTGTTGGGGCCGTAGAACTTGTGGCCCGCGCCTTCGCGCCAGCCGTAGAAGCACCACTCGTGGTTCCCCATGAAGTCCTTGCGCGTCAGCACCGGGTGTCCCTTCACCCAGATGATGGCCTGCGTGAAGTAGAGCGCGTTGGCCTTGAAGACCGGCGGGTAGTTGGCGACGTTGGCGTAGCCGCCCCAGACGTAGAACGCCCGGCCGGGCTCCAGCACGCGGGCGATATTGCCGAACCACGCCTGAAGCATCTGGTCGAACGCTTCGTCGGAGACGAAGTCGTTGGCCAGGGGCCGGTCCTTGGCGCGGAGTTGCCGATGCGTGGCCTGTGCCTTCTCCGGGTGCCGGGCCAGGTCAAGCCCCTGGTGGTGCGTCAGGTCCGTGCCCTTGCGTCCGGCGCGGTGCCCGTCCTCGCCGCGATAGTCCACCTTCCTGGTGCCCTCGAAGCTCGACAGCCCGGCGGCGATGGCGTTGTTGCTGCGCGGCTCGACCTTCACGTTGTACGGCGGGTCGGTATTCACCAGCTGGATGCGCGCGCCGTCCAGCAGACGGTCCACGTCCTCGGCCTTGCTGCTGTCGCCGCAGAGCAGGCGGTGGTTGCCGAGAATCCACAGGTCGCCGGGACGGGTGATGGCTTCGTCCGGGGGCGCGGGGATGTCATCGGGATCGGTCAGCCCGCCCTGCGCGCCGGGGTCAAGGAGCTGCGCCAGCGCCTCGGCGTCGAACCCCAACAGCGACAAGTCGTAGTTGGCTGCCTGGAGGTCTTTGATCTCGATCGGCAGCAGGTCGTAATTCCATTCGGCCAGCGTCGCGGTCTGGTTGTCGGCGATGCGGTACGCCTTGATCTTCTCCGGCGACAGGTCGCGCGCGACATGCACCGGCACCTGCTTAAGCCCCAGCTTCCGCGCCGCCTTCCAGCGCGTGTGGCCGACGATGATCACGTTCTGTTCGTCCACCACGATCGGCTGGCGGAATCCGAACTCCCGCAGGCTTGCCGCGACCGCGTCCACCGCGTCGTCATTGATGCGCGGGTTGGCCTCGTAGGGCCGCACGTCTTCGATGTTCACCAGTTTCACATCCATGAATCGTTCTCCTCAAAAGGCCCGGCCGTGCCGGGGAGTCCGGGGGTTCGCCATTGCCAACAAACAAAAACGCGCTTCCTGCCCGTTCCCCCGGCCATCAGGAGCGCCGGGGCCGGGGAAGGAACCATTGCCCCCCTGGGGGTCTGCCAGGTTGGCGGATTCGCCCCTTTCGCCCACGGCGGGCCGATCCTGGGGGTGGGGGTCGTTGGCCACCTCGCCGCGACCGACGCGACGTGGGCCAACGGGTGCGGACGGGTGGCCAACCGTTGCCACCTCCGACCGCACCCTCCCGCGCGTATGCGCGCGTTCGGGCGTATCGCGCGGGGGTGGGGGTGAGAGATGGGGTAACAGAGATGAGAGAGTTGTTGTTTCTTTACTATCCATGACTTACGACCTTTCCAGTTCCCGCATTCACCGATGTGGCAACTCTGCGGTTTGTGGGGCAACCGACCGCCTTGCCACGCCAGTTACCGCATGCGGATGCGGCAACTACACGAGGCCTGCGGGCCTCACGCCGACAGGCGATAGCGCTGTCCAATGCGCCCTCCTTCGCTGGTTGAACCCACGTCAAACTCCAGCCGCCGCTGACCACGCAGGGCGTTGCGGACCTCCTCGATGTCCTTGTCGCTCCACTTCAGGCGGCGGGAGAGTTCCCAATGCGGCATCCACGCCTGACCGCGCCGCTGCCGCCAGCTCGTGAGCACCTCGATCATGCGTTTACAGCGGGCGTCGAACTCGCCCTCGGCGACATGCTGGCCGGCCATGAAGAGCATGCGGCGGGTCTGGTGGTCCACGAACCGCCAGGCCCAGCGCACGGCGGGTTCATCGATGCGGGGATTGCGATGGTTTTCGCTGACCGCGAAGTTGAGCGCCAGCTTGCGGGTCTTCTCATACGCCCGCGCCCAGATCGCCATCGCCGCCGGGTCGTCCTTTTCCTCGGCCTCGGCGTAGCGGTCGTCGGCGAAGGTGCGGCACTCCTCCATCGCGCCATCGGCGGCGGGCGTGGCCTCGACCAGCGCCGGCACCGGGTGCCAGTCCTGGAGATTGCCCGAGCCGCCGGGCCGGTAGTCGGCCCACCAGCGCGCGATGTCCAGAATGCTTGTCGGGAGCGGCCGCGTTACCGGCGTCTGCCCCCGTCCGCGCCGGCCCGCCTCCACGATCAGCAGGCGGGCGAAGAAGCCGTTGTTGAGCATGCGGATCGACAGCGCCCCGTAGTAGTACTTGGGCACCGCCGTTCCGAGCATGCACAGTGACGGCTGGTCGATGACGCCCGGGGCCGTCTTGCCGGCCTTCACCCGCATGGGGTAGACCGCGTTGCTGGAGGTGTAGAACTTCAGCAGCGCGTTCATGATGCTCTCGTGCCGGGCGTCGGAGGCCTGGTTGATGGCGTTCATCAAGCCGTCGATCTCGTCGGTCTGGAACAGCAGCGACGGCGTGAGGAACATGCGATCCTCGATCCCTTCGCCGCTGGCGAAACTGTCGCCGAGCGAATCCTGCAGCCCGGCCTCGATGCAGATGCGCTGATTGACCTTGCGCGGGTGGTCCTTGCCCGCCCCGGAGTTGGCCAGGGCCAGGACGTAGAGGCTGGTGCGGTTGTCGGCGGCGTCCCGGACCTTGCGCCCGGCCAGGAAGGATTGCAGCGTCAGCGCCGCCGCGAACGCCAGGACCGGCTGCGGGTACGGCGCGGTCGCCAGGGTGTGATCCATCACCTGCCGGATGAAGCCGGGCACATCGAGCAGCTCGTCGGGCATGGCCCCCGGATCGGGGATCTGCGGCTCAGAGGGTTCGGGCTCCGACTCGCCGCCCACGATGCCGGAGATGTCCACATCCCCCGCGCCATCGGCAGGACCACCATATCCCTCGGCGCGGAGCGCCCGGGCCGCCGCCGCGAAATCCCCGTTGTGTTCCAGGTGCGCGTAAACCGTGAACGGGCCATAGGCCTTGTTGGGCTCGAAGGGCGCGGCGCTGGAGGAGAAGACGTAGAAAACCCGGTCCCGCAGCGTGGCCGACCAGCCCGCGCTCCGGCCGGGCCTGCGCCAGTATTCATTCTCGCCCGGCCGAGCAAGGGTCCAGCCATGCTTGAGCAGCACGGCGCGGACGTCACCGCGCTGGGCATAATCATCCCCCGGCCGCAGGCCGCACGCCGGCGTGGCAGGGACCGGCTCGGGTTCAGGGCGCTGCTCGTTCAGGGTCCACGCCGCCGACAGCAGCATCTCCCGCTCGTCGGCCGTGACGACGGGCAGCGCGATGAGGGTGCCCTGGGTGATGCTGTAACCCTCGGAAGGCGCGCAGAGGAAGATGCCGCCCTCGCCGCGAGTTTCGATGAGGGTCAGCAGGATTGACCATGTGCCCTGCGCATCGCGCCGGGGCTGAAACGTCTTGCCGGCGACGCTGACGGGATTGCCGCTGGCCGTGACCAGCTTCCGCTGGGCGAGTTTGAGGTTACCGCAGACCGCGCCCTCACAGCGATAGACGACATGCCGACCGCCGGAGGGGGTGGTTTCGATGACCAGGCGTTCCAGCAGGCCCGGGGCCGTCTCACGCACCAGGGCGCACCACGGCTCGAACGCCTCGCCGCCCAGGTCGAAGTCGATCATCTCCAGGTTGCCGGAGACCGCGCCGCACACCAGGCACAGCGCCTGGTGGTTGTTGGCGAACCACCCGCGCACCTCGGCGTCGGTCGGGAGTCGCTCCTGATAGGGCTTCCATGCGCGCAGCGCCACGCGCTTCTGTTCGCCCTCCCGCCACGCGGGAAGCACGCTCAGGCCGGCGCGGAGATATTCTTGAACCTGGTCCAGTTCCATCGTGCCCTTCTTCAGAACGGGATGTCGTCATCCGCCGGCACGTACTCCGGCACCGCGTCCAGTCCGCTCTCGTCGGCGTCGCTGCGGACGTAGCCCGTGGCCGGAGGCCTCTCCCCAAGGGTGTGGCCGACGATGCGGTCGTACTTTTCGCCGGCGACGGTGCGCACCTGGATCGCCTGCGTGGGCGCAAGCCCACCGGCCTGCGCGATGGCGACGGCGTCGTCCACGTTCTCCGGCGGCGGGTCATTGGAGCGCGTGCGCCACCACGCCTCGGCCTTGGTGCGGGCGTAACTGCCGCGTGGATGATCGAAACAGACCCACTCGGAGACGTAGCGGTGCCAGCCGATCTGGTACTCGACCCGCATGGTCCGCGGATGATCAGGCGGCGCGTCGCGCTTGACGTGAACGCTGTAGAACACTTCCTGGACGTGGTGGTTGTTGGTTGTGGCCTGTCCCGACAGAATGCCGTCGGCCGAGGCCGTGGCCTCGTGCTTGGCCTTCTCGCGCTCCGGGAACACATGCCCGCACACCGGGCAGGCGGCGTATCCGGCGGCAACCAGCGCATGGCATTGCGGGCATTCCTTGGCCGGCGCTTCACCGCCACGGTTCTCGATCTCGGTCACGCGGATGGCATCGACGGGGCCGTGGCGCAGGACGTTGCCGCCGAAGTCCAGGACCAGGCAGTCGGGCTTGCCGTCGCAGAGCCGAAAACCCCGCCCCACCATCTGGTAATAGAGTCCGGGCGACATGGTCGGCCGCAACATCGCCACGCAATCCACGTTGGGCGCGTCGAATCCGGTGGTCAGCACGTTGACGTTGCAGAGAAACTTGAGCGGCTGGGCATTGCCGAAGAGTTCGCGCCCGCCCTGGCGGCGGAAGCGGGCGATGAGCACCTCACGTTCCGCGGGCGGGGTGTCGCCGGTGACGAAACCGCAGTCGACACCGTGGTCGCGCCGCAGCATGTCCACGATGTGCTGGCCGTGCTGGATACCGGAGGCGAAGATCAGCACGGACTGCCGATCCCGCGCCTGCTCGACGATCTCGGCGCAGGCCGCGCGGACCAGACCATCCTGATCCATGAGGTCTTCCACCTCGTTGGCGATGAACTCGCCTCCGCGCACATGCAGGTTTGACGTGTCGGCCTTGGTGATGCCCGCCTTGGTGCGCAGCGGGCACAGATAACCGTCGCGGATGAGTTCCTTGACACCCACCTCGTAGCAAACGTGGTTGAGGAAATGATCCGGTTGGCAGATCAGACCCGATGTCATGCGGAACGGCGTGGCCGTCAACCCGATCACGCGGACGCGCGGATTCACGACGCGGGCGTCCTTGAGGAACGTCTGGTACATGCCCTCGCCCTCGGGCGGGATCATGTGCGCCTCGTCGATGATCACCAGGTCGAAGGCGTCGAGTTCGGCGGCGCGGCGGAACACCGACTGGATGCCCGCCACGATCACCGGGTGTTCGGTGTCGCGTCGCCCCAGGCCCGCCGAGTAGAGGCCGACGTGCAGTTGCGGGGCCATGCGATCCAGCGTGCCCGCGGTCTGCGCGAGCAGTTCCTTCACATGCGCCAACACCAGGACGCGCCCGTTCCAGCGCGTCACCGCGTCGTCGCAGAGCGTGGCCATGACGGGCGTCTTGCCGCCTCCGGTGGGGATCACGACGACGGGGTTGTCGTCGCGCTGCCGCAGGTGGGCGTACACCGCGTCGACGGCTTCGCGCTGATAGGGTCTAAGCGTCACCATGCTCGGCGTGTTCTCCGTTCTGATTGCGGTGCCTCTTCCTGGGGCGCTGGCGATACCACTGAAGGACGGCGTTGCGGTCGCGGATCGGCTGGGTGGATGCGATCAGAGCCTTGACGAAGCGCAGGGTCGGGTCGATTTCCGTGGCGTAGGACCGGTCGTAATAGATGTGGAAGGACCAAAGCCGGAACTTGGCCTCGATCTTCTTCCACAGCTCACCCGTCACCGGTTCGGCAAGGCCCGCCGCACAAGAGGCAGCGCCGCAGCGGGAGTTGTTCGATTCGTACATAGGCCTGTCCTTCCGTCGCCGGGGGCATGCGCTTCGTGATCAGCAGATCGATCTGGCTGTCGTCGCCGTAGGCGTCGCCGGCCCCCAGCGCGTCCAGCAGTCCCTTTTGCACGTTGTCCAGGTCGCGCCGGCGGCGATCCGACGGCGTCACGTCCACCGCCAGCGCCAGCCTGCCGTCCAGCGGCCGAACCCCCGCGAGAGCGAGGATCGCCTGCACGCATTGCCGGTACAGGCGACCCTCGCGGCTCAGCAGCATCCGGCCGTTGACCATCCGCCAGGCGCGGTTGACGGTCGGGGGATATGGCAGGCGCAGCTCCAGCATCCGATCCTCAGTTCCGCGCCCACGGCGGCGTGTTCGTGGTCGCCTGCTGCGGCTGCGCGGTCGCGGCTTCCTTCTTCGCGTAGCCCTTGATCTCGTTGGTCATCTCGCCGGTGTCGTCGCGCTTCTTGAGGCGGACGCTGATCTGCAGCGGCAGGTTGTGCAGGTCCTGGCTGTCGCGCGGCGTCATCACGCCCACGGCGCGGCACACCGCCGACAACTCGCTCTTGGCGATCTTGACTGTCGTGGCGTTGGGGTTGTCCAGGTTGAGACGTGCCCACAGCACGCGGCCCTTGAACGGGCCGTCGAGCACCTGGAAGGTCAGTTCCAGGTAGTTGCCCACGCCGCTCTTGGTCGGCTTCATCTCCGACGCCGTGATGACGGCGAGATACTTGCCGGCGGGGATGGGCTCGAACGCGCTGGCGGGATCGACTTCGTTGGCGTTGAAACCGTTCAGGTTAGCCATGATTCTGTTCTCCGTTGTTGCGGGGATTGCTGTTGGCGGCGGCCACGCACCGCGCGTAGCTCGCATAGTCCAGGGGAATCTCGTCGGGCAGGTTCAGGCGGTTCTTGGCGACGTGCGCCGGGCGCTCGGTCGTGTAGATGACGCGCTGGCCGTCGCCGATGGCGCGGGTCTTCTTGCGGTTGAAGCCCTCGTCGCTCTGGCGGGTGTAGACCTTGTAGGTGGCGAAGAGGACCTCGTCGCACCACTCGGTCACCAGCGCCGACGCCAGCTTGTGGAGCCGGGGCGAATAGCGGTCGTAGGCCTCGGTCGCCGGGTCGTCGAACTTTTCGATCTTGCAGTGGGCGACCAGGAGGACCGCCATGTTGCGGTCACGCCGCAGCGCGTCGAGGCCGGCCAGCACGTCGCGCCAGTGGTTGAGCGCGAAGACGTAGCCCTTCTGGTAGCCGATGTCCTCGATGCTCTCGACCATCTTCCGCTTGCACACCTCGGTCCAGATGAGCCGTTCGAGCCAGTCGAGCGTGTCGATGACGACGGTGCGGAAGTCGTGCTTCTCGGTGTAGAGCGTCGCCAGCGACTTGATCACGTCGTCGAAGGTCGTGGCCAGCGGGAACTTGGCGCAGTCGATCTGCCCGAGGCCATCCTCGGTCTGAATGAAGATCGGATTCTCCGCGTGGGCCGCGAATTGGCTCTTGCCGATGCCCGGCGTGCCGTACAGCGTCGCCCGCCGGGGCGCGGCCTGCCTGCCGCGATGAATCTGTTCCATGAGCGTCATGTGCGTCCTTTCCGTGTCAGGGGTTTTGGGTTTGCCGCCGGGAATCACAGGTAGTCGATGGTCCGCAGTTCCTCGTAGCCGGTCGGCCACAGGTTGGCGGTGCGGCACCGGGTCAGGCGTTCCATCGCCTGCTCGTTCTCCTTCTGCGCCGCCGAGAGCACGTCGGGCGCGATGACGAACACGCCGGTGCGGAACGGCTCGCGCTTCTCCACGGCGATGATGTGGACGGGGACGACCTTGCCGGTGATCTGGTGGATCAGGGCGCGGTAGAAACTCATCTGGTGCAGGTAGCCGAAGCCCCGGGCCTCGCCCTCCAGCCAGGTCAGGTGGTCGCAGGTCTTGAAATCCACCAGCCCGCGGGCGGCGTTCACCCAGTCGACTCGCCCCTGGCAGGCGATGCCGCGATAGGTCGTGCGAACGACGCCCTCGGCCACGCCGCTGGCGAGCAGTTCCATCGCCAACTTGTGCCCACGCACAGAGTCGAAGAGCTTCTCGATCACCGCGGCGTCGTCGGTGGGGATGACCGGCTTGCCCTGTGCCGTCGCCCAGTCCTCAAAGGCCTGGGTGTAACGCCCGTAGGGCTGGCCGGTCTTGGGGTTGATGGGGCCGCCGAAGGCGTGCTGCTGCTCGTAGCGCTGCCGGCCTTCCAGCACCAGCACGTGCGCCGCCCGGCCGAGGATGAACGCCGGGCGATCATCCTCGACCACCAGGCCCAGTTTCTTCTTGTGGTACAGGTACGGGTCCCGGCGGAAGTCCGCCAGCTCGTGGGCCGTGAGATGGTCCTTCGCCTGGCGGCGATACTCCTCGTCGGATTCGCGCACGAGAAACGACAGATCGTCCAGCACGTTCATGCGGGTTCCTTTCCAAAGGTTGAAGGGATTGAGTCGATTGAGCACGGTCGAGTGTCCTTTCGTGTTCCTTCACTACCTACCGCCGCGCGGCGCGAGGTGTCCGCGCGGCGGCAGGCATGGTTCAGACGTAGAGGTGGAGCCTGGCCCCGAGGAAGATGTCGCGGAGCGCGGCGATGCGCTGGTAGATGATGGAGCGGGCCATCCCGGTCTCGCGCGAGATCTCGGTGGGCGTCTGTGACTGCAGCTTCACGCACAGATCACGCTGTTCCGGCGACAGCGCCGCCAGCACCTCCGCCGTGTCCATTTCCAGGCTGCGCCGCTCTTCGTCGCTGCGCCGCGTGACGCCGAGGTGGGCGCGCCCGCGGGCTTCGTCAATGGTGGTGTCGCGCCGTGCCCAGGCCCCGGTGTCGTCGTGGACCCAGTCGTCCAGCGACGACTCGATGCGGCCGTGACCCCGGCTGGCGGCATCGCGGCTCTGGAGCATGTTGGCGATCTTGTTGTCGATGATGCGACAGATGAACGTCTTCACGCCCGCGCGGTCGCCGTTGAACTTCGGCAGCCGCCGCAGCACGTCCTCGATCAGGTCATGCTGCACGTCCTCGAGGTCGCCGAGGGCGGGACACCTCCGCACGACTTGCTTGGCCTTGTAGTGGGTGCGCTTGCTGATGTACTCGATCAGTTCCGTGGGATACATTCGCGATCTCCTGGCCGGGGAGGTCGCTGCGGGTGTCGACGGAGAGAGCCGCGGGGCACGGGCAAACGAAAAGGCGTTGCGAGTTCGCGGTTTTCCGCGACACCCGCAACGCCTCCGTGGTACGGCCGGTTAGTTGCCTGATGTCAAAAAGGTTTTGCCCTGTGCCCTTACGCTGCCTGGTGGTCGGTCTCGATGTCGATGGACGCGCCCGGGAGCCCGTGCGCGAACTTCACGCGGACGCACTCGCCGTCGGGCAGCGTCTCGAGCGCCGCCAGGAGCGAGATCTGCTCCTTACGCAGTTCGAAGTCATCGCGCATGAGTTCGGGACGCGGACCGTTGTCACCGCCGGCGATCCGCATCGTGCGAGACGTGTGGTGCGGGCGGCCGAGGTCCGGCTCGCCTTTGAGCGTGTAGAACGTGAGACTGCCGAAATTGATCTGCTGGCCACGCTCGATCAGCCAGCGCTTCGGCTTGGAAAGATGCCGCTTGTCCATGTGCTGGACTCCTGTGAAGAAGGTCTTCGCAGTCGCTTCGGCGACCGCATTTCACAGGGGTCATTGCACGAGAAATGAGCGCGTGCTTGCAGGACAAGTCTCAGCGCGCATGCGACAGGTCTCCGCTGATATCCCGATGGAAACCAGCGGTTCGGAGGGCGATGGCGACAGGTCAAAGATTCTTCAGACAGGTTTGGCGTCAGCGTGGCTGGGAGGGACGAATTGCCACGCAGGTGGGGTTGATGCGATAGCCGCCGGACGTGTCGGCCTGGCCCTGCATCTTGCACGTCTGAACGATGTCTTCGCGGCCGATGGGGAGACCGAGCTTCTTCTTCACGGCGGTCTCGATGTCGTTCTGTAGGTTGTTGATCAGTTTGCGAAGCGAAGTCTCATCGCCATAGGAGTGGCCCGCGTCGGACATCGCCTTGAGCAACTTCTTCATGTTCATCGCGCCGAACGCGTCAACGGGCTTCTGCGCCAGCAAGTCAGCAATGAACTGCTTCCATAAGATTCCGAACAGCGCCAGTCGCGGGCCGGCTTGGGGATTGACGACGATCTCGCCGTTGACGCGCACGGTGCTTGCGTCGACTTCGACACAGAACAGGCGTTCGACGTGCGGGGCTTCCTCAGGCTGAACCAGAACATGGCCCTTGGCATACACCGGCACATCAACGGCCGCGACGTGCTGGGGAGGTCCGGCCGCAGCGCACTCCTCCAGCGCTTGGCGCAGGTCAACATTTCCGCAGACCAGGTCCAGAAGCCCGACGCGGCAAAGCCAGTCGTCCTTCACCAGGCGACCCACCGGCACATGCGGCGCGAGCACCACGTACAGGACCGGCGTGGAGGCCGCGACGGATCGCCGGTTGAGAGGCCCGTCGGCCAGCCCGTCCGCGTCGGCGACACAGACGCTCACGCCGCGTGGTCCGATTGCCGGGACATGGAATGTGCCGTCGCCCGTATCCTTCGCGCCGGTGTCGATTTCCTTCAGCCGGGCATGGAGCCAGCGCAGCGCGCCTGGCCGCTGGAGGTGCGTCTGGACCAATGGGTGTCGGTTCTTATGGTGTCGGGCGGGGTAGACGATTCGGCGGCAGCGCGGGCACTCGTAATCCTCGGCGTCCTCATCCTTGCCCGGATCGATGACGATCTGGCCGTGGCAGGGCTGCCTGCCGCCGGAGAAATCGCGGTCGCGTGGATCGTGACATTTGACGTATTCGCCAAGGGAAAACGAGATCATGCCCATCGACTGGAGCGCATCGGCCGTTGCCATCAATGCGCTGGCTGGGTTTTCGATGCGCGCACCGTCTTCGAGCAAAAGGCGCACATGATCGGGATCAAGCTGCCGCGCGCGTTTGGGTTGAGAGGATGGGGATGCCATGCGTGTCCCTCATGAAATCTTCGAATTCCTTTCGCAGAGAAGCGTTCTTCAGACGCTGGTCCACGTACCGCACGATAAACTCGTCCGCCACGCCGTGGGGGTCGAAGCGAAGCTCGACCCGCTTGTTCTTGTAGACGACCTCCATCTTGTGAATGCGGTCGATGTGTGCGGTCAGATCGCCGTGATCTCGCTCGATGCTGGCCACGGCGCGTCGAACAATGTCGGCGCTGGTATGGCACAGGTGCAGATCGACGCCGTCAACGGCCGAACTTGTCAAATCCAACTCCACGAGATCGAGTTCCTTGCAGTTGCCAGCCTTGAGCTGCTTGAGAAGGTTCTGAATCTGCTTGGCGTAGGTGATCTGGCATTCGTCGATGAACTCGACCTCCTTGCCGAAGTAGGCCGAGGCCAGGGCGTTGGCCATCGCCAGCGGGATGTCCCGACTGTCTGACGCTATGGCCACGCGCTGAGCATTCTCTGAGAAGTCCAGGATGATCCACTCGACACGATGGCCGTGCCGAATCTTGTCTCCCTGGATGATGTACTGCTCGCGCTCGGGCCGACGAATGAAGACGAGATGATGGTGGTGATGCTGGACAATGTCCTTCAACTGGCTCGGACGGCGGTCGCGTTTCTTGCGGTCGCATGCCTCGATGACTTCCTTCCCCTTCTTCGTCGTCAGGAAGTCCACGAACTTCGTGTCGGGTTGCCGGACCTTCTGCTTCAGCACCATGCGGGCGAAACCGCGCTTATGAATCTTGTCGAGATGGAACAGCGTCTTGAGATGGTCCGGGCTGGCGTGGAAGAGCGCGTAGAGTAGGGCCTTCTTGTCGCAGGTGTCTTCGTCCTCGCTCAGACAGGTTTTGACGACGCGTTCCGCCAGTTTCGCGCGAGCAAGGTCCAGCGCCGCGAACTCGCCCTTCCCGTGCGCGAACTGGTCGATCAGATAGAAAGAAGCCAGTTGGCCGTTGCATTGCGCCAGCGCTGACCTCTGATCCTTGAGCCGGGTCGCATCGGTGATGCCCATCGCCAGGCAGAGGATGTCCGCCTGGCGTCCGGTGCGGGCATGCACCCACGCCTTCATCTGCTCCGGGTCTTGCACGCGAAGCAGCGAATCATCGATGTTAAGTTCAAGCTCGCTTTCCCAAAGGTCGCGGTTGACGGCCCCGGGGTTCCCATTGACAGACGCATCTGCCATGAAACACCGTCCTTCCGTGGACTTCAGGCGTACCGGGCACTCCGTTAAGCCCGTTCAGTCCAGCATCCCACTATTTTAACGGAGCTCAGCATTGGCGGCAATCAAAAGGGGAGCATGCGCTCTCCTGTCCACAGCCCGTAAACCCCTTGATGTGCATAAGTTGTCGTGAACGCGAACCGCTGACACTATGTTGTCAGTGACTTCCATAGTCGGCGCTGCTTCCGCCAATCCGGGACGGCCGCGATCCGGCGCATGTCGTGCTCGGTAACCGGGTGCCGACCGGCGATGGTTCGCGGCAGGAACAACAGTTCTTCCTGAATGTCGGGGGCCAGCAGCAGCATGTTCATAATCTGTGTCAGGCGGGCACGGGTGACGCCGCCGAGGCGGGCCAGGTCGGCGTAGTCGCGGGCGACACCGTCCCGCAGCAAGCGTTCCAGCCGAATCGCCAGCGCCATGAGCCGCGACACCCGGGGCACCGTGCCGGGTTCCACGAGCGTCTCTTGGGCGGGTGGGGCCGCGCCCTCCGTGAGTTGCTTCCGCGTCTTGCGGCCGACCTCGAAGTGGACCTTGTACTCGGTTGTCAGCATGGTCATTTCTCCGTGCGCCCGGCCGGGTATTCCTCGGCCAGCGCCTTGATGCCCGTGGGCCGGAAGGTGATCGCCAGCGTCCCGTCCGCCCCGTCATACGTCACCCGTTCCACGAGCAGGCGCAGCACCCGCCCTTGTTCCCCCGGCGCGAGCGAGTCCCAAACCGGGTCGAACATCGACAGCGCCCGCGACAGTTCCTTCTCGTCCACCGTCTTCTCCCCAATCGCGATGATCTGCTCCCGCACCTCCGTCGCCCGCTGTTCGGCGGCGCGTATGCGTTCCTGAAGGTCCGCCAGCCGCGCCGCCGTAGGCGTCTCGCCCGGCTTCCCAGCCTGGTCGATCAACTTCCGCACCTCCGCGCCGTGTTGCGCCAGCTCGCGTTCCAGGCGGCGATGTTCGCCCTGGAGGGCTTCCAGCCCGGCCTGGTTCTGCTTCCGCGCCTGCGCCAACGTCGCGGCCAGAACCTTGTTGTCCTTGCCGATCGCCCGGATGCGGTCCACCACGAACCGCTCGATCTCGGCGGCGGGAACCGACTTGGTCGGGCAATCCTCCCAGCCCCGCTTCTGGGCGTTCATGCAGACGTAGTAGCGATAGCGTCGGTTGGCCTTGGAGGTGTAGGTGTGCATCATCCCGCAGCCGCACGGCTTGCACTGAAGGATGCCCTTGAGCAGCGCGCCGTACTTGTTCCGCGTCACCGCCGACCCGGTGCCGCCGTTGCGTCCGTTGTGCCGCAGCGCGTCCTGTACGCGGTGCCAGAGCGACTCGTTGACGATGCCCGCATGCTCGGCGGGGTGGATTTCCTCGTGGTAGCGCACCTTGCCGATGTAGACCACGTTGGTCAGCAGGCGGTAGAGCGCTTCCTTCGTGTACCGCCGTCCGCCGCGCACCTGCCCCTTCTTCGTCGTCCATTGCTTGGCTCGCCAGCCACGCTTGTCCAGGTCGCGGATCGTCGGGATCAGCGAGCCGTGGTGCAGGTACAACTCGAAGATCTGCCGGACCTGCTTGGCCTCTTCCTCTTTGACGGTGACGCGCCCGCCCTGCGGTGTCGAGGCCAGGTCGTATCCCAGCACCGGGTGCCCGCCGGCCCATTTCCCCTTCCTCCGCGCGGCCGCGATCTTGTCGCGGGTGCGCTCGGAGATGATCTCCCGCTCGAACTGGGCGAACGACAACAGCACGTTGAGCATCAAGCGGCCCATCGACGTGCTGGTATTGAACTGCTGCGTCACCGAGACGAAGGAGACGTGGTTGCGGTCCAGCACGTCCATGATCTTCGAGAAGTCGATCAGGCTGCGGCTCAGCCGGTCCACCTTGTAGACCACGATGCAGTCGATCTTCCCGGCGTCGATGTCGGCCAGGAGGCGCTGGAGCGCCGGGCGGTCCATGTTGCCGCCGGTGAACCCGCCGTCGTCGTAGCGCGTCGGCAGGCACGTCCACCCCTCGTGCTTCTGCGCTGCGATGTACGCCTCGCCGCTTTCACGCTGGGCGTCAAGCGAGTTGAACTCCTGCTCCAAGCCCTCCTCGGTGCTCTTGCGGGTGTAGACGGCGCACCGCAGCGTCTTCTTGTCGGCGTCCTTACCCATGCGATTTCCTCCCGGCCCCGAGGCCGAAGAAATAGTTGCCGTTCCAATGCGAGCCGGTGATCGCCTTGGCGACCGCCGACAGGCTGCCGTACACCGCGCCGAGGTACTCGAACCCGTTGTCCAGCACGGTGACTTGGATCATCTGGCCCTTGTACTGGCGGGTGAGGATGGTGCCGGGCATCGGCTGGCCATCCCTTTCACTGAAGGTAATCTTGGCCGTGCGGGTGGTGGATGCCGGCGAGGGCGCGGGCGGGTCCGGGGGCCGGCGCATCCGCAGGTCCGCGTCGTTGGCCAGTTCCTCGGCCCGCCGCCGGGCGCGCTCGGTCAGGTCGCCGTTGGCGTTGGCCTGCATCCGCCAGGCGATTCGTTTCCAAAGCCAGTCCTTGTTCCTGGATCGCGCGGCCTCGCCGAAGACCACCAGGTAGCGGCCCCGCAGTTCTTTGACGGTCATCTGCTTGAGGGCGGCGACCTCGCGGACGATGTTGGTTTTCGTTTCGATCATGCTCGTGTCCTCTGGCCTCTCTGGTCGTTAACGTGATGGACACAAGGGCGAGGTTTCCGAAAGATGGCAAGTCGATTCTGCCGGAATCTTCGAACTCCCGGCGCTCTCGCGTGTGGCGGGGTCGGGCGACGGGGGCAGGCAGGGGGTGCGGCGCTTCAGGCGTAGGAACCCGGCGGCCATGATCGCGGCCACTTCATCCATGCGGTCGTCGGCGGACATGCGGGCGGGATCGTCGGGTGACATGGGCGCTCCTCGCGCTGTCGCCCACAACGACCTTCCCATCGGGACCGGCGGGTTGTCTGGCGGGGTTCAGGATTCCGAGGCCGTTGGTTAACAGCCTGCTCCTCTACTACCTACCGCGATCAATGCGGAAACGTCCGTAAAGCTCACATCCGCGCTGTCGCGGCTGGACGGTCGGCACCCGTCCGGGTCAAATACCGCCTATGCGCGAGGTTGGCCATCCAGCACCTCCTTGCAGGGAGCGTGATCAGGGGAGGCCGGGCGCACGTACCGAGCGAACCGTCCCGCTCAATCCGATGAGGTGCTCATGTGACAATCAATCGCATATCACGACTTCGGGACTGCGGCGTGTTCCGTGATTTCACATGGCCACAGCACCTGCCCGACTTCGCCCGGTACAACCTCATCTATGGATGGAACGGGTCCGGAAAGACCACCCTTAGCCGACTATTTCAAGCACTGGAAGTCAAGACGCCGCTGTCCGATGGACAGGCAGCCGTAAGGGTCAATGGTCGGGACTTGGCCCATACCGAGTTCGACCAAATGGACGTCCCGGTGCGGGTCTTCAACCGAGACTTCGTCTCGGCCAGTGTCTTCCCGACCAGCGGCGATGTCGCGCCGATCTTCATCATCGGCAAGCAGAACGTCGAGAAGCAGAAGCAGGTTGACCAGCTCAAGATCGAACGTGGCAAGGCGGTGGAGGCGGTCGATTCGGCCAGGCGTGCCAAGTCGCGGGCCGACGGTGCGCTCGACAAGTTCTGCATCGATCAGGCCAAGGTCATCAAGGATATGCTGCGTTCGGCCGGGTCCAATCCCTACAACAACTACAACAAGGGTGACTTCACCGATCGCGCCCAGAAGATGATTGCGGCCGACGATCAAAAGACCCACGCGCTGAACGACACGGCGCGGGACAAGTTGCTGGCCCAGCTTCGCGCGAGTCCCAAAGCCAAGCTCGCACCGATTACCTACCGGTTGCCTGACCTTAAGTCCATCGCCGATGCTGTGAGTGGGTTGTTGGCGAAGACGGTAGTCTCGGCTGCAATTCAGTCTTTGAAGGACGATGCGCAACTCTCGTCGTGGGTTCATACTGGGCTGGGGCTTCACAAAGCACACGGGGGCGAGAAGTGTCTGTTCTGCGATCAGCCAATGGCGAAGGACCGGCTGGCCGCTTTGGAAGCGCATTTCAGCACGGAATACGAGGACTTGCAGCGCAAACTGGGCGAGCAGATCGGTGCAATCCAAGCCGCCATCAGGACGGGCGCGGACTTGGTGATTCCAAAGGCGGCAGAGCTCTACGATGAGCTGTCGTCAGAACTTGACGCGGCCGCTGCCGCTCTACGCGGCGAACGCGACGCAGCCAAACGAGTACTCGAAGCCCTGGTGAAGGCACTGGAGGACAAGAAAACGCGGGTGTTCGAGCAGGTCAAATCGGATGTGGCCGTGCCGACGCTCAACGTCGGGGTCGTCGATGCCCTGAATCAGGTTCTCCTAAGGCACAACAGAATCTGTGACGAGTTCCAGTCCCGCATCGACGCGGCCAGGAAGCAGTTGGAGGCCGATTCCGTTGCCAACAACCTGGATGAGTTTATTAAGCTGCGGGACGCACTGAAGAGGGCAGAGGATGCGGTCACGAAGGCGGTCAACGAACAGAAACGGCTTGATGATGAGATTGCCCGACTGGAACGCGAGATTGTCGAGCATCGCCAGCCCGCCGAGGAATTGAACACCGATCTGCG